ATGGCAAATGTGTGGTTGAACGGACTGTTGTCTTTCCTCAAGGCATCGCCGACACCGTTTCATGCCGTGCAGAACATGGCGGTGCAATTGATGGCGGCCGGCTTTGTCGAATTGCGCGAAGCGCAACGTTGGGATTTGCAGCCGGGACAAAAATATTTTGTCACGCGAAATGATTCCGCGCTGGTTACTTTCATCTATGGCACGCATCCGCTGGCAGAATATGGCATACGCATGGTCGGCGCACACACCGACAGCCCCTGCCTGAAGGTCAAGCCGCAACCGGAACTCCTGCGCAACGGTTACTTCCAGCTCGGTGTCGAGGTCTACGGCGGCGCACTGCTGAACCCGTGGTTTGACCGCGACCTGTCGCTGGCCGGGCGCATCACCTATGTGAACAGCCGGGGTGCTATCGGCAGCCTGCTGGTGGATTTTGAAAAACCGCTGGCGGTGATTCCGAGCCTGGCTATCCATCTTGATCGCGATGCCAACAACGAGCACGCCATCAACGCACAAAACCATTTGCCGCCGGTGTTAATGCGCAGCGAAAACAAGGCGGATTTCAGGCAGTTATTGCTTGAGCAGGTTTCCGGCATCGCCGGTGATATTGCGAAAGTGCTCGATTACGAACTGGGTTTCTACGATGTGCAGGCACCTGCGCTGCTTGGCCTGAACCAGGAGTTCATAGCCAGTGCGCGCCTCGATAACCTGCTCAGTTGTTACACCGGCTTGCAGGCGCTGTTGCATCACGGCGATGCGCTCCAGCAAAGCGTCTTGCTGGTGTGCAATGACCACGAAGAAGTCGGCAGCCAGTCCACCAGCGGAGCGGACGGCAATTTCCTGCAAACCGTGCTGGAGCGCTGGATGCCCGATGCGGAGGAACGCGCACGCGCGTTTAATGCGTCGATGATGATCTCCACCGACAATGCGCACGCCTTGCACCCGAATTACAGCGACAAACACGACGCCTGCCATGCGCCAGTCATGAACGGCGGCCCGGTGATCAAGGTCAATGCGAATCAGCGCTATGCGTCGAACAGCGAAACCCAGGCGCTGTTCCGCCATTGGTGCGAGCAGGAAAATGTGCCCGCGCAAAGTTTTGTCGTGCGCAGCGATATGGCCTGCGGTTCGACGATAGGCCCGATCACCGCCGCCGCGCTCGGCGTCAAGACGGTCGATGTCGGCGTACCGCAGCTGGCCATGCACTCGATCCGCGAACTCTGCGGTGCGCGCGATCCTGAATATTTGTGTCGCGTCCTGCAACGTTTTTACCGCGGAACTTGAGTTGCCGCGATAGCGCGACTAGACTACGCGCCTGCTCATTTCCCGCGCTTTTGCCCGAGTGGTGGAATCGGTAGACACAAGGGACTTAAAATCCCTCGACTGGAAACAGTCGTGCCGGTTCGATTCCGGCTTCGGGCACCAATAAAATCAACAGGTTGCAATGTAATCAGTTGGGTGCGATGTGCAGTGAAAATTGTAAAGTGGCCGGTGAAGTGGCCGGTTTGCAATTCTTCACTCCATTTCGCTGTGCAGATTGATCGAGTCCAGCGGGTTTTTTCCCGCGACATCGCGCAAATGGTCTGGCGCAAGGTGCGAATATCGTTGCGTCATCTGGATGGTTTTGTGACCGAGAGCTTTATTCAGCCGCAGGAAATCACCGCCGTTGATCATGTAGTGGCTGGCAAAAGAATGCCGAAGAACGTGAGAAAGCTGGCCGGGCGGCAACACGATTGCAGCTTTCTCAACCGCCGCCTGGAACGCGGCATAAGAGCCACCAAAGATCGGTTCGTTGATCGCCTTGCCATCGCAAAATGGCTTCAGCCGCGCAGCCAGTGCAGCGCTGATCGGCAGCTGGCGGGATCCAAAGTTTTTAGTCTTGGTGTACGTCACTCGATTGGTTTCAAAATCAACTTGGCCGCGCGTCATCGATTCGGCCTCGCCCCATCTCGCACCGGTTGAAAGGCACAAGCGCGTGATGCAACCGACAAACTCATTCCTGCTTTCATCGACGGCCGCTAGTAATAATTTTATTTCGTCATTGGTCAAATATCGCGCGGTGCTATCATCGAGTGGGATCAGCCGCACACTGGCAAATGGATTTTCACCGCGCCACTCGCGCATCTCAATGGCCTTGCCAAAAACGGCTTTCAAATAAGCGTGTTCGTGATTCACTGTATTTTCTGAAACTTTTATTTTGCGGCCTTGTTGCAAACGCTCTGATCCGGTTTGAACGGGCACAACAATTTCACCAGCTAGGCGAACCCTTCGGTAGTTCGTCCACAGTGTTGGAGTCAAATTTCGCAACAGCGGATTTCTCATTCCCCGGCAGGAAAAATAGAGTTTTTTTAAACGCGCTTCGCCGTCGCGCAGCGTGTGCCCGTGCGCAGAAAACCACCAATCAATCAGCTGCTTTAAATTCCGGTTATCGTTTTTTTTTGCAATTGATTGCCCAATGTCCGCTTTGTTGAGTATCTCGCGTTCAATAGCGCGTGCTTCTATTTTTGTATCAACGGTTTTACGCACACGCTTGCTGACTGCTGCGTGTTCCGGCCTCACATCGACAAACCACTTGCCGTTTTTCAGTTGCCGGATAGGCATAATTATGCGTGCGGGATTGGTGGCAGGCGCTTTTCCAGATTGTAGCCTGTCGGTATATTGTTTTTTTTGATGTTGAACACCATACGCTTTGCCAGTTTCCGGTCGTCGGTTTTCATTTCATCAAAATCAACGTCACCATCAAAAGTCAGGTAGCGCGAAAAGTACGGGAATTGTTTGCAAGCCTTAGCGAACACATCATCAGTCATCCGCTGCTTGTGCTGTTCGATATTCTTCAATCGGTCGTAATCAATCCCCAGGGCCGCTGCGAATTCTTTTTGTGTCAATCCGGTCAGGGTGCGCAGCCCCTTTAGCCGTTCACCCGCTGTTGTTGCCGTCATATACACCCTATCAAGTAACTACTCTACGGTACGCATTCTTTGCTTCATTTTACTCGCAGTCAAGTATTTAATGCTTCCTTAAGCTCAATAAGATAACAAAGTCAAGTGTTGAAAAAATAATATTTACATCGAATTTACTCTGATTTACCCGTTGACAAGTAAAATTTACTCCTCGTATCATTGCCGCGTCGCGAGTAATTCTTACTCGCAAAATCGCCGGAGCAGAACAAATGAACGACCAAATAACCAAAGAGCGCGCAATCAACGAGGCTATTGAGAGACTCAGGCAGGCGCAGCATAGCAACCTGATAACCACTGACGAGCTGGAAAAAATCATGGAGGTTGCCAGGAATTTGCTGGGAAAAACCGGCCCCGAATGCACGATGGACGAATGGGCTGGTTTAACCGGGCTTACACGCCGAGCGGTTGAAAGCACCGTTGCTCGCGGCCACCTGCCCGTCGTGCGTCGCGGCAAGCGTGTGTTTGTCAACGTCGCGGCGATCACCGTAGACAACATCCTGCAAGCCGTGCGCGAAGGTTTTATCAACGCCGCCTGATCCCAGTCCGGGAAGCTAATCCAGCGAATTATAAAACCTGACACAGGCGGCAACAGTGAAAAGCCAGAACATCGAAACAGACATCGTTCACACGCTCGAACACGACGCGCAGCTGAAGTTCAAGAAAACCAAGGGGAAATATTTAACCGGCGGCACCTGCCCGGAATGCGGATTTGCGGAAATGTTTATCGCCAAAGATAAACCCTACGTGCTGCGCTGCAACCGCGCAAACAATTGCAGCTACACAGAAACAACCAGAGACCGCTACCCAGAGCTGTTCAATAATTTTTCTGAACGCTTCCCAGCTACGAAACAAAATCCACGTGCCACCGCCGATGCCTACATGGAAAATAATCGCGGCTTTCCCCTGCAAAAAATAGCAGGCTGGTATGAACAGGAAAAGCACCGGCCAAAGTGGAGCGATAAAACATTTGATACCGTGCGCTTTTATTTCAACGCAGAACGCACGCGCTACTGGGAGCGTTTGATCGACTGCACCAAAGATGGCGTGCAGCGTTTTAATATCGGTGGTGATCGCAAAACTCTGCAACCGGGTGATGCTGATTATGATGATATGCACGGCACGCTGTACAAGGGCGAAGCCTGGCAGCCACCAGGGCAGGAAATAAAAGACGGCGACAGCGTTTACTGGGTCGAGGGCATCTTCCACGCTATCGCATTGTGGCTGCACGGCTACAAAGTCGTCGCAGGAATCGCAGCAGGCAATTACCCGGAATTGTTTTTGCGGCCGTACTACGGAAAAAGCATCACCTGGTGCCTGTGCCTGGATGACGATAAAGCCGGGCGGGATTACATGGCCAGCCACAGCAAAAAGCTAGGCGCAAAAAAAGAACAGTGGAAAATGTTTCTCACTGGCGGCAAAAAGGACTGGGACGATCTGCACCGCGACAACAAGATAACCGAAAAATTCCTGGATGACTGCGAATACCGTGGTCGCCTGCACAACGCAGAGAACATCACACACAAGGCCTACATTTACTTTTGCAAAAACCGAATGCAGCGCACCGTGATGGATTTTGCCAATCGCTATTGGTCAATCACCGTAGAAACAGACAAGCTGCAAAAGGATCTGAATGGCACCGAAGGTGCAAAGGAGATCGATCTAAAAAGCGAATCAGGCTATGAGTTATTCAAGGCGCATTGCAGCGTCTACACCATCAGCAATTGTCGTCCGGTTTTTCTTTACACGCAGCAGGACAAAACAACCAACGAGCGTCAATATTTTTTCAACGTCGCATTTCCGCACGCCGGGCCAGACGTTCAGATGGCCATCGATGGCAGCATGACCGACGCACCCAGCGCTTTTAATAAAGCGTTGTTGAGCAACACGCCCGGCGCAACATTCGACGGCAACGCCATGCAGTTGAAGGTGTTGCGTGATCGCTGGTTCGATGGTCAGTTGATCCAGGTGAATACGGTTCCGTTTGTGGGCTATTACAGAGAGGCTGCGCTGTATGTATTCCAGGATTTCGCCTATCAGGAAGGCAAAGAACTGAAGCTCAACGAGCAAAAATATTTTGATGCCAGGCAGTGCAAAATAAAAACCACGTTCAAGGGCTTCCACGTCGTCAAATCAAACGATTTCAGCAGCGATTGGTTTGAAAACTTTGGCAAAGTGTTCGGTTACAACGGCATTGTCGCGCTGGCGTTTTGGACAGGCTCCCTGTTCGCAGAACAGATCCGCCGGGATCTCGGCCTGAAATCATTTCCATTCCTGGAATTAACCGGCGCACCCGGTTCAGGTAAATCAACACTGATCGAGTTTTTGTGGAAATTGCTTGGCCGCGATGATTACGAAGGGTTTGATCCCGGCAAAGCATCCTTTGCCGGTCGCACCAGGGCATTCAGCCAGGTGGCCAACATGCCGGTGGTGCTCATCGAATCAGATCGCGATGAAAGTGGCGCAAAAAAAGGTGTGTTTGATTTCGAGGAACTGAAAACAGCCTACAACGGCCGCGCCATCCGTGCCACCGGCGCATTCACGCGCGGCAATGAAACAGAGGAGCCGCCCTTCCGTGGCTCCATCGTCATCTCACAGAACGCACAAGTGGATGCCAGCGAAGCTGTTTTAACCCGCATTGTGCGCTGCAACTTTACCGATAAGCACTTCACGCCAGAAACAAAAGCTCTATCGGTTTTTTTTGAATCAGCAGAAGTCGAAAAGTTTTCCGGCTTCCTGCCCGCTGCGCTCAAGCAAGAAAAGGCTTATCTGGAAAGGTTCCTTCAGCACTATTCGCGCATCGAAAAAGAGTTCACTGCCACCAAACAAATAAAAAATCAGCGCGTTATCAAATGCCACGCCATGGTCGCGGCAATGGGCCACTGCCTTCCACTGCTGTTTCCGCAATTTCAATCACACCTCGAACAATACACCAACCATGTGTTCAACAGCGCCATCGAAGGTCAGCGGCGCATTAACGATGATCATCCCTACCTGGCTCAGTTCTGGGAAGTGTTCGACATGCTGAACCACGCAAACGATAACGACGGCATGTACAAAACGGAAAAGCTGAATCACTCCAAGGATGCCAACATCATCGCACTATCGCTGCCACACGTGTATCAAGAGGCGGCCAACAAACGGCTAGAGCTGCCATCGCAAGCGGAAATCAAAAAACTTTTGCCCGGTGGCCGTGTGTTCAAGCACATCGGCATCAAGTCCACCCGATCAGTAATCTGGGATGGCCGTAACGTCAAATGCTGGGTTTTCAAAAATCATGCCAACAAGGTGGAGGATGCAAAACCATGAAAATATTTCAAAAAAGTAGTGGGGTCTTCGGAAACAGGTTACAAAAGTTACGCGGAGAAAAAATAGCGATTTTAGCCTACAAAACAAGGCATTTTTGCAAAAAAGGCCAAGGTTACAAACAGGTGGCCGAAAAGTTACAGAAGTTACACACACTATTATTGGTGGTCTATTTCAAAAAACAAAAACTCTTTATTTATCAACGGTGTAGCTTTTCTGTAACCTCGTGTAACTTTTGCGCGGTTACAAAATCGTCCAACGGAATCAATGGCTTGGGTGTGTTTTTTGGCCTTGTAACCAATGTAACCAGTTTGCGCCAAGGTGGAAAATAATATGCGCTACTTGCATGGCTGTCCGGTGCCCTACGAACGGTGGGAAATCCAACGCAAACATTGCCTGGCGCGGCATATTTTGGCCAAGGTAAAGCCCGGCTATTACCGCATGTGGCTCACGCATGTTGTCGATAACGATGGCATCACTGCGCGCCCGCGCAGCCCGCAGCCAGGGGAAAAATACCTGCAATCGATGAAAAATTATTTGCGCATCAACCAGCACGTTCTGGCCGCGCAAAAGGAATCAGGCCTGTCGCCAGAAGGGGACTTCCTGCACTACTGGAAGCGCGGCATCGATCTGGTCGGCATCTCGGCATTCAGCATCTCGTTATCACACCACCATGCAACAACCATTTACCAGCTGCTGCCACCAGGCTTGGATCGCGTTAAAGAAGCCATGCACGGCATGAATCAATCGCAGCGCGTTGTGATGGCCGCCATGTACACGCTCTACGATCCAGACATCGGCTACACGCTGCCAGCAGAATATCGTTTCTCTGTAAAGAATTTAGCTGATTTAAGTCCCGAGCAGATGCACGTTTTAACCGGTTTGTTTTATACCTTCAACACCATTTGAGGTGATGTATGGCACAAAGAACGGCTGTCGAACAATTGCAAGATAAAGTGCTGCAAAAATTCACAATTGTCGAAGCGCACTTATTCAAACTGCAACACAGTTTTGAAATCAATTTTGAACATCTGTTGCCGTGGCTGGATAAACACGGCATCAGCTACCTGCCTGCACTAAAAACCTATCCATACATCCGGCTTGGCTGCGCAATCTACTTTGCCAAAAAAGAAAAAACAGTGGCTATTGATTACGAACTCGATTACCACGCCGAAAGCGCAGACGGCGCGGCCTGGCGCACGCATGAAAGCCACGCCTTCTGTGCATGGCCAGCGCCTTACTTGCAAGAATTTTTATCAGCGGAATTTGGCATTGTGGATACCCCGCACTAATTTTTTGCGCGTTTACGGGTGCGCGCAGAAAAGTTTTTCAACACACCCTCTATTTGGAGATTAAAAAATGAACCAAAACATCAACATCAGCGTGCCTTGCTGCCACAACGGCAAACACTACAAGGGCATCACCGTGCGCAGCGGTGTGTCGTTCGATATGGTAGATAACTGTAGTGGCGGTAAAGCACTTCAGTTTTCCAACACGCAACTGGAAAACCCGCCAACACCAAACGTCGGTGCCATCAGCGCAGCGGTTACGGAAGATGCCGTCTGCGATCAATATCTGCAACTGTTCCCGGTTGTTGCCGATACCGACGCGCAAGCGGCCGCAGCCACACAAACCGCACAAGTAGCGGCATAACCCCAACGCCCGCCGCCACCAAGGGGCGGGCATTTACCACAACTGGAGACACCCAAATGAGTGTGATTATTTTTGTAAAAAAAGGCGAAACGCTTTCACCTGCGTTTGTTGATGCCGTGCAAAAAACTTTCAAGCCGAAAGAGATTGTGCAGGGTTTTACGCTCAAACAAAGCCAGTATTTTAACCGCAATGATGTTGTGCTGGTGACAGACGCGAGCATGGAAAAACTGCGCACGCTGTTAGCGCTGAAAGATTTTTCGATGATGACGAAAGATCAAACCGCTAACGCCATCAAGTTTGTGGAACCGAAGCCAGCTGCACCGGCAAAAGCCGCGCAGCAAAACCCGGTACCCAAAAAGGATCCAGCGCCAGATGGCGAGGCAGGCCAGCAAGACGGCGACAACGCCGACCATGCAAATCAGTAACACCAGCGAAAGCCGCCAGCATGGGGCTTTCTTTTTTTTCACATAAAGAGTTATCCGGCAAAGGGGAAACAAAAATGTTAGATCACATCACCAGCAACCCGTTGTGCTGGCCGCCAGGGTGGAAGCGAACGGCGGCAAATAAGCGCACGCACGCGAAGTTTAAAAAATACAACTCGGAAATTTCCATCGCAGGAGCCACGCGCTTTGTTTTGCAGGAGCTTCAGCGCATGGGCATCCCGGATTTCAGGGTAATCATTTCCAGCGATCTGCGTCTGCGCATGGATGGCCTTCCATACTCCAACCAGTCATCACCGGACGATCCAGGCGTTGCAGTCTGGTGGTCGGATGAAAACAGCCATCGCGTGATAGCACTGGATAAATATTGCCGCATTGCAGACAACCTGCACGCCGTCGGCAAAACCATCGAGGCACTGCGTGGCATCGAGCGCTGGGGTGGCGGCGAAATCCTTCAACGCACTTTTACCGGCTTCCTTGCGCTGCCCAGCAGTACAGGTACGCCGAGAACGTGGCGGGATGTGCTGGATTACCACGGCGATAACATTGAGTACGCAGAGGCAGCATTCCTGAAGGCGCGCAGCGCCAGCCATCCAGACAAAGGCGGCAGCGATCAAGCGTTCGTTGCAGTGCAGCAAGCCTGGGAACAGGCGCAAACCGAACTCCAATAACAGGGGAACCGCATGAACACAGAATTGATTTTGCAAATCGGCATCAGCATCCTTTCTGGCAACGCCATCCTGTGGGCCTACAGCGACGACGTGCGCCTAACGCGCTATGCGCCCATCGTTGGTATGTTGGGGCAGCCATTCTGGTTTGCCAGCGCCTACATGCACGGCCAGTGGGCTATTGCGCTGTTGTCTGTGTTGTATGCGGTGGCGTGGGGGGCTGGTATCAAGCGGCATTGGTTATCCAATTTGCCAGCGCGGCAGGATCTGGAATCAACCTTTGTGGTCGGCCATCGCAAGTTTCCGCCTGGCAGCCGGGTTCGCGACGTGCAGGATGCGGTAAACCTGTTGCACAAGGATTATTTGCAGCACAAACACGCGCTGCGCGAGCGCACCCATGATGATTATTAAACTGCAAAGCGGCCAGTATTTTTACTGGATACCCGACGTGTTCGCACTGCGCGATTTTATGCGCATGGTGCGGCAAGGCACCGAACCAAACCAGGCGTTTTTGATGGTTTGGCGCGCAACATCAAAACCCAATTGAAACAACATCCGGCGAGGATTTTATGAAAAACAAATTAACAGACTTGAATGACCATCTGTTTGCGCAGCTGGAGCGGCTGAGTGACGAAAGCCTGGAGGGCGAAAAATTCCAGCGCGAGATCGAGCGATCCAAAGCAATAACAGGGGTAGGCAAAACCATTGTGGAAAATGCACGGCTGGCACTGGATGCACAACGGGCGCTGGCAGGCGATGACGGAAGAATACTACCAGTCCAGATGCCACAAATGCTGGCGATTTCAGGCGGTAAAAAGCAATGAATTACACAAAGGAGCAGCTGCATTTTTTGCGCGCAGGCTACAAAAAAATGCCATGCCGGGCATTGACCGCCGCATTCAACAAGCGCTTCCGCAAAAAACAATCGGTCGATACCATCAAAGGCACGCTTACGCGCAACGGCTTCCTGTGTGGCCGCACAGGCTTATTTGATAAGGGCAACAAGCCGTGGAACACAGGCACAAAAGGTTTGTGCAAGCCAAGCTCCAGTAGTTTTAAAAAAGGCGATACTCCAAAAAACCAAAAGCCGTTAGGTCATGAACGGATATGCAGCAAGGATGGATACATCCTGGTGAAGGTTGCGGAACGCAATCCTTACACCCGCCACAAAACCAGGTACAGATTCAAACAACATGTGGTGTGGGAACAGCATTATGGCAAAGTTCCAAAAGGCCACGCATTGTTATTTTTGGATGGCAATAAACTGAATTGCAGCATCAAAAATTTAACCATGATCACGCAAGCAGAAAACCTGCGGTTAAATCAGCTGGGCTACATGAACGCACCTGCGTACATAAAACCATCGTTGCTCGCCATTGCAAAAGTTCAAGTGAAAACTTTTTCGCTTATGAATGCCCGAAAACAAAAACCCAACTGAAACAACATTTTTTAACCGAGGTAATCATGATAGACGCTGACGAACACGGGATTATTTTTTCCGCGCCGATGGTGCGCTTGGTTCTTGCGCGTCAAAAAACACAGACGCGCCGAATTTTCAAATTGCCGAAAGGATGGAATTGGTACAGCCATAACGATGGCACCATGATCACGCCCGGCAGATCGATTATTGGTGTTGGTGAACTTTCCAGTCCCTATGGTGATGTTGGTGATCGGTTGTGGGTGCGAGAGACGTTTTGCCTTCCCTTCGCGCGCACAAAGGAGGACGCGGGTGCAATTTATCGCGCCGACAAAGACATTCCAGGATATACATGGAAGTCATCGAGACATATGCCGCGCTGGGCATCACGTATCAATCTGGAAATTGTCGGCAAAAAAAGAGTTGAGCGCTTGTGCGATATTTCCTCGGAAGACTGCGAGGAGGAGATCGGCGATTACAACCCATGTGCGCCAAGCGGAAAGCTCCCTCCAAAATACCGTTTCATGAAAACGTGGCAATCAATCTACGGTGTTGGCTCTTGGTGTGAAAACCCGTGGGTTCAGGTTGTCGAATTCAAACTGATTTCACCTAAATAATTTTTCAACCGAGGTAACAACACATGACAACCAACAGATCAGGCGCAGCGCCACAACTCAAACCCCTTGTCAAAGCCGTGCGCAGGGTGAACCTGGATTGGAGCACCAGGGCAACGTTTGAAAAGAATCTCCAGCTTGCGGCGCAGCTGCCGGTGCCCAATAAAACAATGGTGGTTGATCCGGCCTACGTGGCCGAACACATCAAAAAGGTTTAACCATGTGCTTGCATTGCGCCTTGTTCCGGGTTTATGCTCTACCCGCTGTGGCAAAATCCACAGCCGGGATTGGCGTCCCGGATTCAAGCAGGCGCACAAACCGCGCTTAAAGCGGTTTTTTTATGCGCGCTCGGTAACCGTGTTATGGCGGGCTGGGCAGGGGAGCCGCAAGGCTCGCCGGATCCTGTTTGCCGGTACGCCAACCTTGTCCAGTTCGTCACCCTTGATTGGCGTCAAGGGGGCGATTAACCCACGAAAACAGGTAATATTTATGGCAAAACCAACCCCAAGCCTTACCCCCAAAAAACTCCTTGCTGGTGAACTTGCAGGCCAGGTGGCAACCGTGTGCGAGAAAATCGAGCTGCTGCGCATCCTCATAGATCGCGGCCAGTCTGGCGAAAGCCTGACGCTCAGCTTCAGTGCCACCATAGGCATGGCCAGCATCCTGCGCGAAATCAAGGATCAGCTGGATGCCGTGGACTCGATCTTGATGGAGTTTTAAAAAACACTTGCCGCAGGGATGCGGCAGTTTTATTATCTTTGCAACGGCGAGGAAGTGATGATGATCGAGAATACAAACTATAAAAATGATGTTGTGTTGCCTAGCAGCAAAGACATCATAGAACAATACATTGCTATTCCATCTGGTTTCAGTTCGCACGAAAATGAGCTTCATTTGCGCAAGTGCGTTTTTGCTGTATCGGGTACTCATGGCAGCAGGCCACTACCTGCGTTTAATTGCAGAGTATGCGAATACGAACACAATCAGCTTTACAACAATGATTGATGTGTTAAAAATACAGGGTGGCGATAGTATGAGTTTCTACGTTTGTATGATTTGATGGGAATAGAAATGCAAATGCAAAAATTCAACTTTTGAGTAATTTATGGCCGTGTTTAAAGCATTTCTTGTATCTTTTTTCATCGTTATTTTTGTTTTGCATTGCGCGCAAGATGGTGACAAAAAACCGATGAGCGAGCAAGATAAAAAGTTTTTTTATGGCGGAACAAAAGCAGAGCGCGATCAAATAAAAATCAGCTGCGAGAATATTTTAATAGGCATGGCTAAAGAAAAATTCTATGGAGGCCAGTATGACTGGGTTTATATCAAAACTCCACAGGTCGGCTATCTGGCAACCGAGCCAGATGGCGGCGGAAATGTTTATCTTTTTGAAAGCACACAGAAAACCCTAACCAGCCAACCAACAAAGTTTCATTTTTATTGCCAGAGAATTAACGACCCTAAAAAAGGCTGGCAGGATTTAGATGTAGAAATTAACGAATATCAGTGATCCCAATAATATCTCACGCAGGAATTAGTGGTGAGATCGCAAGCTGCATTACCCAATATTCCTCGGCAATTATTTTTGGTTTTTCGGTAACTAGCCCCTGATGTATTGCGTGTTCTATCTTGCGTCCATGTGTTGGATGAATCCAGTCACGCGATGCGCAGGTTCCAACAATCAAATAATCCGTATGCGAGCTTATATCTTTTGAGACAACACCACCGCGCTGCTGTATTGCTTCGGTAACAACACGTCTGGTTCCATATAAAAACTTTCCGGTTACAACGAAATGGGATTCGAGAAAAATAATTTCATCCGGTAGTTCCGCGCCGATACTAAACGCACGGGTTGCCATACCACCAACAGCACCATTCCCGTCAAATCCGCCACCGATAATGGCGTTGATAACATCCAGCAAATCCAGCCGTTCTTCGTTGGTAACAATTCCATCGGCAAGTATGGCTTTCAGCCTGTTTGTTATTAAATCCGCAGTCCAGTCGCCGGATAATACTGGTGTTGATTTTAGCCAATCAGAAAGATAATTTATTTCGGCGTCGTTTAATATTTTGTCGGCTGTCAGGCCATAAAACATACCGAGCAGCGTTTGCATTGCACTTTCGTAGTCACTATCCCCTACATCATCGTCACGATATTCCAACACGCAATTTATCAACTCTTGCAAATCCTGTATTTGCTCGCTGGTTGCAAATTGTGTTGACAGCACATCATTTAACAATTCGACGATATCGACAACATCGGGATCATCAGCGATTTCAGCGCCCTGGTTCTTCAACCAAATATCGAGGCAGAGCAACTCACTATCAACCAGCTTGTTATCTGCAACGATGCCGCGCAACAAACCAAGCAGCGTATGAAAATCACGCTCACGCCTGCGCTGGCGGCTAAAGGACGCTGGCGGTTGCCCGTCTCTATCTCGATTACTTTGGGGCATATAACACTCCCTTGTTGGTGGGTGAATGCACGAATGCTAACCGGCACCTGTTTTTATGTCCAGATTTTCATCCATTTTAAAAAGGCGGTGGTTATGGTGTTGACAAATAAAATTAAGTGGTTATAATAACCACCATGAACAGCAAGCAAATAATCAAGCAACTCGAAGCCGATGGCTGGTATTTAGCTCGCACCAAAGGTTCACATCACCAATTCAAGCACCCGGCCAAGCCGGGCTTGGTAACGGTGAAACACCCGTCCGGTGATATTCCGCCGGGCACACTCAACAGCATCCGCAAACAAGCGGGCTGGAAATAGGAGGGCACTATGCGTTTCCCAGTCGTTCTGCACGCAGATAAAAAAAACCACTACGGCGTTACCGTGCCGGATCTGCCCGGCTGTTTCTCTGCGGGCAACAGCGTTGAAGAAGCGCTTGATAGCGCACAAGAGGCCATCGATTTGCACCTGGATGGCTTAACCGAAGATGGTGTCGATCTTCCGGTACTGGCCAGCATCGCCCAGCACCAGAAAAACCCGGATTTCAAAGGCGGAACCTGGGCGTTAGTGGATGTCGATGTCTCGAAGTACGACGGCAAAGCCGAGAAAATCAATATCACGCTGCCGCGCCGCTTGCTGGTAAAAATTGATTCTTACGCAAGCAGCCATCGCTTAACCCGTTCCGGGTTCTTGGCCGATGCCGCACGCACAGCCATGCGTTAATGCCTGCTGCCGTGTTGTAAGGTAGCAAACAGTTCTTTCTGCTCCAGCGCAGGCAGGTTGCGGATGGTGCTCAGGATCAACTGCTTGGTTTGGCTGGCTGGTGGGTTCAGGGTGTGGCTGAATGCCAGCGTGGCCACCCAGGTGTGGCCACAGTGAACGTTCAGGCATTGGCAGTACAGATCCGCAATATCCTGGTTGATCTCCTTGCGCGAGCCTATCCTGCCCACGCTGCCGCACTTGTTGCACGTAACACGCATTGTTTTGCTTCCCCGGTCGCCTGCGTGATTTTAGCAGAGCTACGCGACAGCGGGTAATTTTTACGCTCCATTCCTTGCCGTTGTTGTTGGCGCTGTCTGGGTGTCGGTGATGGTGGTCAGGCTGGTAATCGGGTTGTCAAAAACAACCACCGGCGGCCCATTGATTGCATCGTTGATCGCGTCGAAAGCCTGCTGCCAGGGGATCACTTCATTCACCAAATAAACCTCGGCGATTTTGCGCGGGTCGCCAAAGCCGCCGGTCGCACTGCTGATCACATTTGCCATGCTGGGCGGCACACGCCACACGCTGATGATTTCGCCCATGGTTATATTTTTGAGCGCTTCGTGTTGATCTTTTGTGGAAAAGTCGCCAACCGGGATCAATTTCACCGCGTCTTTGTCTGCACCGGGCGCGTGAATAAACATCGATTTGAAATTGCCAGCTCCTTTGCTGGCTTCTATCTGCTCTTGCAGTTCGTCGGCATCGTCATCACTCAACTGCGCGTCGTTGGTGAAAAAGATATAGCCCATGTGCGCGCCATTGCGAAAGTATTTGCGGCGGAACAAGGTGGCATCTTCGTTCAATAGCAGCGCTTGCAGGCCACCCAGCCACTGCGGCAGGCCATAGATTTCCTGCACGCTGTCGTACTCCTTGATATGTATCACCTCGCCTTGTGTATATTTGGCAACAATCTGCCCCCACAGGTTCAGCATACAAAATGTTCCGGGGTCTTTCATGCGACGCATAGAAAGCGCGGGCAAATGTCGCAGCGCAATCAGCTTGCCAAACACGTTGTACACCGTCTGAACATAAGCGTTCCCGTAACGCAAATATTCATGCACAATTTTTTTGAATTCGCTACGTGGCAACAGCTGGTTGTTCACGTAATACATCAACACCATGTTGCAGATGAAGTAAGGGATGGTTCCGTGGTGCGCATTGGCGCGGAATGTTTTGTACATCATCTTCAGCGGCACCGGCGGTTCGTAGTAGGGGAAGGCCCCGGAAAGAAAGCAGCCCAGGTAATCCTGTACATTGCTTTCCAGCACCGGTTCCGGGTCGCCAAAAGTAAAGCAGCGCATTTTTCCGGGGGCTTGTTTTTCTGTTGCGTTTTGCGCGGGTTCGTTTGCCATAAAATTTCCTGCTGGTTAATCGGTGAGTTGAAAATTAAGCGGCCTTTTTCATGGCGTAGCGGGATCTGCGCCGGTTGGCGGAATTCAGCGGCTCTTTGATGAAAGCGTGCATGATGGCAAACGCAACATCGGCGTGGCCGGTCGCTTCTGTCCTGTCGGCTTTGTAGGTCACTTGCCCGTTGGGCGTTATGCCTTGCTTGATCATCATAAAACTTTGCGCCACGTCGGTGTGGACGGCATCGTATTCGAAGCGGTGCCCGCTGATAATATCCTGGGCTTTTTGTACCAGCGCTGCCTTGGTTTCCAGCGAATAATTGATGGTATGCACCGCAGCAAAAAACGCACGCACACTTTCGCCAACCGCCATACCAACGCCGGTCACATCAATGCCGATATGCCGCACGTTGTATTTTTTCGTCAGCTCTTCAATGCGGTTCGCTTGGTAAGTGAAACCTTTGTTGCTGAATGTAATTTTTTCCAGCAGACGTAATTTACCACCACTCACCAGGTCGGGTGGGGCGATCACCACCACGGTGGCGTTGTCGCGCGTGCGCGCTGGATCATAACCAATCCAGACTTCACGGTTGCCAAAAGGTCGTGCGGCGTTGATGTCGAAATCGTCCCAGCTGCTGGCATCCACAGCGCCTTTCAATAAATCCTTGAAGCTGAAAATACCAAAGCTGTCGTCAATAAATTCACACATGAACTTATTGCGGTAGTTGTCCGGTGTGTTTTCCAGCTTCAGCAGCTCGATGTCGAACAACTTGCAACCTTTTGCGGCCGCATCTTCGATGCTGACGATTTGGCGGAAGATGCCGTCATCGCCTTTGATGCCGTCGCGCAATTGATCCTTGCTGAAATCAAAGTTGAATTTGCCTTTGCGCGTTTTGGAAAAGTGCGATCCACTCCACAGCGGGTAAGCCTCGTGGCTTTTAACCGAAGGTGTGGAAAAATAAGTCTTGCAATATTTGGCTTGCGCGGCAATCGGCTGGCTGTTTTCGTGCAGTTTTGTCCACTTTGGTGTCCAGAACACTTCATCGTAGTAAACATCGCCGTGGTAGCCCTGGGATGTGTTGCTGTTGGTGCTTAAAAAGTGCAATTCTGCCCAGGGCTTGCCATCCTTGGCCAGCTTGATGGGGTTGCCGGTCAGCTCGATGTCGAACCATTGCCGCGCAAACGCGATGATATAGCCACGAAATATTTCCGCCTGTGCCTTGGATGCAGAAACAAATATCTGGTTTTTGCCGGTCAGCACCGCTTTTTCAAAACCTTCGCCACTGAAGTAATAGGTTGCGCCGATCTGGCGCGATTTCAAGTAAAAGCGCGAGCGATTTATTTCTTCATCGTAGCCATGTTCGCGCCAGAGCAACTGGTAGCCAAACATGCTGGCCTTGAAGTACTTATCAAATTCCTCCTGGGTCAGGTGGCCTATTTCATTCTTGGCGGCATCTTTTTTCTTTTTCTTTTTTTCGCCGCTGCCACTGTTCTCGCGCTGGTATTTGTCGTCCATCTTTTTCAACTGGCCAATATGCGTAACCAGTTTTTCTATTTCGTGATAATCCGCGTCTGATTTTTTTTCTCGCGCAGCGAGCAATATCAACCGGCGTTCCATCGCCTGCAAGGGCGTTTCTTGTTGCACCAGGTCGCTCCATCCGTAATCGCGTATCCAGTTGTAGACACTGCGGATGTTGATATTGAGCTGAACAGCGATTTCAGTCGGCTTAACCTGCTGCAAATACAGCTTTCTGGCAGCTTCTTTAACGGGTTCTGCATAAATCATCGCGCAATCATAAGCGAGCACAAACGCAGAACCTGCCTTATTTATTCCTCGTGTTTTCGATAGCAACAAAATAGGAATTGGTAGAACTGAAACCGTTTTACGGGTGTAAAAAAAGCGCATAGCTTGCACTTGTTCGAGATTGTAATAAAGTTTTTAATGGGTGAAGGTTGGTGTAATGGCGTTTCGCACAAAGTGGATCAAAGTTGCGCAAGTTGGCGATTCGATTGATGGCCGCACAATCTCTGAAAAGGAAATCACCGACATGGGGCAAACCTACGACCCAACACTTTACCCCGCATTTGTTTGGCTGGAACACATCCGCGCGATGGGCAACTACGGCAACGTCGCGCTGGCCAAAGCCGAGAAAGATAAAAAAGGCGTACTCAGTTTATATGTGCAGTTCGAGCCTTCGGCCGATTTGATCACACTGAACCGCGACGGCCAAAAAGTTTATGGCAGTGTGGAAATACACCCCGGTTTCCCGGCCAACAATGGCCGCGCTTATTTGATGGGCTTGGCCGCAACCGATTCGCCCGCCATGCCAGGCAATGAGCGCTGGCAGTTTTCTGCACGCCCGGCCAACGCGCAACCGAAACCGGAAGGCACTTTGCTGGCGCAAACCCGGCACGAAATTTCATTTTCAGCGCAAGAAGAATCCGAAGAGAACCGCGTCGTCGCGTTCTTGCGCAAACACCTGAATCCGCTCGCGTTCAACAAAGAATTTTCCACCCAGCAACCCACAGAGGAATTCGACATGACCCCAGAACAACTGGCCGCGCTGCAAGCGCAAATGAAAGCACAGGCCGACGGCCTGACTGCGCTGTCCACCAGAGTGGCAACACTGGCCACTGAAATCAAAAACATGGCGAAGGCACCGAATGCGGATGAAGCAGCCGCAGCGGCTGCCGCGCTTGCCAAAGCCGAGGCCGACAAAAAAGCAGCAGCACCGAAAGATTTCTCTGCCGAACTGGCTGAATCCTTGAAGGCCGTCAACACATCAATCGCTGACCTGAAAACCCAGTTTGCAGAATTGGCCAAAAAACCGGCAGCAGGAACCACGGTAACGCCAGAGCATGGCGGCGGTGGCGCAGCATTCGTGGCTGTGTAGTACAACGCCACTAAACGCACACAACCCATTATTTCTATTGGAGCGCAGAACATGAAAATGACAACCCAGCAACTTTACACCCTGTATCTTGCCGCACTGGCCACCGCTTACAGCGTAACTCCGGAAGCCATCGCAAAATCATTCACCGTTGTGCCGACGATGGAGCAAAAACTGATTGATGCCATCACGGCATCCGATGCGTTTTTGGGCAAGATCAACAACCTGTTGGTCAACGACAAAACCGGTGAGGCAATTTTCGGCCAAATGACCGGCCCCATCACCAGCCGCACCAACACCGATTCAACAGATCGCACACCCAGTGAGCTGCATTCGCTGACGGCTGTGGATTACAACTGCCAACCGACAGAAGTCAACGTGGCGATCAAGTACGCCACTATCGATGCCTGGGCAAAATTCCCGGATTTCCAACAACGCTTGCAAGGATGGGTGCTGAAGCAGATGGCGCTCGACAAAATCATGGTGGGCTGGAATGGCACCTCGATTGCCGCTGCAACAAACCTGGGCAGTAACCCCCTGTTGCAAGACTTGAACAAGGGCTGGGTACAAAAGATGCGCGAAGGCCTTTCTGAAAACGTGTTTGACCACGGCGGCACAACGGGCAAAATTTGCGTTGGCGATTTCACCGGCGCGGATTTCAAAAACCTGGACGGCTTGGTGCATGGCGTGTTGCAACTGATCGATCCGCGCTTCCGCGCCGGTGGCGACCTGGTTGCCATTATCGGGTTGGATTTGCTGGCTAATGATAAGGCGAAATTGTATGACGCGCAGGGCAGCCGACCGATGGAAAAAGAGCGCATTGAGCTGGCTCAGGTCACGGCGACATACGGTGGCTTGCCCGCGTACAGCGTGCCGAATTTCCCCTTGCGCGGTGTTGCAATCACCTCCTTCGACAACCTGAGCATCTACACGCAAGAAACCAGCCAGCGTCGCCAGGTGATTGATTACCCGAAACGCAACCGCATCGAGCAATTCTATAGCCGCAACGAAGATTACGTTGTCGAAGTGCTGGAAAAAATGGCCGTGATCGAAGCGGGCAATGTGAAATTCAACGACGGCAGCGGTGCCGACGGCTGGACGGTTTAAGCAGCATCCCTAGCAGAGAGCGTTGCCCCAGGCTTTACCACGTTAATGATCGCGTGCTGAGCCTGGGGATTTTTTAAAAACAGTTTTACCGGCGGGAGAACACAGCATGTTAATTACACAGAAACGGCAAGCAGTGAGACGTGCAGAGCGCATTCAGAACGAGGCCATCGAGGCGCAGAACAAAGCGATGGCGAAAAGCCAGTCGCAAAGCGCTGACTCGCGCAATAAGGTATTGAATTCATCGGGCAGTCGGGCTTCATCAAGCAATGTCAATTACGATCTACAGATGGCTGCGATGGATGTCGCGCAGAAAGAATTGAAGGATTTGAAAACAGATGTGGATCGCCTGGCAGCCAAACGGGATCGATTTTTGCCGCAGTTCTTGCCCTTTGTCGAGGCCTACATCATTGCGGGTGAAAACTACGCCAATGAAATTTTCGTCTGGTGCATCATCTGGTTGATTGATGTCGGCAGTATCGAAAAAGCACTGGGCTACCTGATGATTGCGCTGGCACAAAAACAGCCAATGCCGGAAAAGTTCGAGCGCGATTTGCAATCCGTTGCGGTATGGGAACTCTACGGCTGGTTCAAGGATTGCGCAGACCGAGGAGAAAGCGCCGAACCATATTTCTCCACGGTGTTGTCACATATCCTGGATGACTCCTGGAAGGAAAATGAGCAGGTGAAAATAAATTATCTGAAGCTGGCCGCAGATTTTGCTCGCCTGAACGATGACGACAAGGCCGAGTTTGATTTTTTGCAGGCTGCACAGAATGTCAACGGTTCCGCTGGCGTTAAAACACGCCTGGGCATACTGGCCAAAAAGCTCGGAACAGGCACTTAACGACTCCACGCCGGAGTGTTGCAAACGGTGGAGGAGCCAAGGCTTCGGCCACAAACTACCAAAACCGTTTTGCAACATTTAATGGCACACAACAGGTAACAGGCAGCAATGTACACCGGCAGACCCACAGAGTTCGACGACAAAACTATCAGCAATGATGGTTTTTTCCCCGACCTCACGCTGGGCGAATTTTCTGCCAGTTATCAGATCCCCACTTACTACGGCGAAGAGACCGTGGAAGAGAAAGTCCTGCTGGCTATTTTGTACATCAACGATCAATTGCAAGATCAAAAAGCGCTGTGGGTTGCCGCAGCCGCAGCAAATCTGGCTGCTGTCATCGGCCAGGGCAGTGTTGGCACCACACCGGTGCTGGTGTTGCATTACAAGCGTGCGGTTTACAGCTATGCCAAAGGTTTGCTGGTGATGGATTTTGCAACCATCGGGCAAAAAGATGCAGGCACCAATATCGCGCGCGAAAGCGACCGCACCGAGCAATATTATTTTGCAGAAAGCAGTTTTTCAGTGCGAAAAATGAAAGGAATCAAAGGGCGATGGACGGCACAGCTGATATGAATAAATTAACCAGCCTGCATACTTTCATCGATGGCCTGAAACTGGTGAACAGCAACCAGATTTACAGCGTGGTGACACACAGCGAAGTGAAAGCCAACGTGGTTGCGCGCGGCAACGGCATCAAAATTGCGCGCTGCCGTTACGATGCGACCATCGACATCGAAGGCTTGCGTATCAAAGACACCACGGCCACAGGTGCTGGTTATTACCTGATGGCGCAGCTGGCGGTGTGGCTGCTGAACGAAGATCCGTATCGCGTAGACATTGGCCTGGCCGACCCGGCCATCGATATTGTTGATATGGGTGCGAGCAACAAGCCTGTGTTTGATGTGACGATCAATATCACGCTGGAAGATGACCTGGAGCTGATACAGGACGATGCCGGGCCGATAGCGTTCAAGGGTCAGCAATGGCGGCTTGATGGCGTGCCTGTCTGGATTGCTGAAACCGGCAGCATTATGGATTACAACAACACCGAACAAAGCCTTTCTGGCACCAACAACCCGAGCACCCAGCCGGGCGGTGGTGGCTGATGGGTGCCGCGCGGGATAACAGCCTGTGGGGCGCGGCCATGCTGGATCCAGCAGAGGCTGCTGCGCGCTTGAAACGTCAATTGCAAATACTGGCCATGCCGTCGAATCTGCGGATAAAAATTTTTCGCATGGTCGGCAATAACATTCGCAAAATTGCTCGCGGTAACATCCAGAAACAAACAGACATCGACGGAAAACCGTTTACAAAACGCCGCAAGGCGAGCCGGTTGAAAATGTTGCGGGGGTTGCAAAAAGGCTTGGCTGTTTTTGCAAACGACCAACAAGTTGTGATCACCTATGGCAACAAGCTGACCGGACAAATTGCATTCGCCCAGCAATATGGCATCACCGAAGTGATGACTGCCAGCAAAATGCGTCAAATCCACGGCGACCCAAATTACGGCGCACCAGCAACGCGAGACCAGGCCAAAGCCTTGCGCGATTACGGCTACAAAATACGCAACAACGGCAAATGGATCCCCGCGAGCCTGAAGTGGATACAGCAGCACCTGAGCATAGGCCAGGCCGGTTTAATTTACCGAAAATTATCGGGATCGAAATCCAAAAAGAGCTGGGATTTGCCCGGCACGTCGCGCTCCTTCCTGGGCGTGAACGAGCGCGAGATCGACGACATGCTGGACGAAGCGATCCAGATGACACTTAACCAATTATCCACTGCGAGGTAAACTGCCATGAGTTACGGCAAAGTCAGCGTCAATGAATTAAACCTTTTTCAAGGCCCCAGCAAAACCGTTGAAAACACCTTCATGTTTTTTGGTGTGGATTCGGACACCGACATTCTCAACCAGTTTTTGTTTGTCAACAAACAAACCGACCTTGCAAACGTGCTGGGCGGCGGTGACTTGCTGGTGCAAATGCAGGCCGCGCAACTGAATAGCACGGACGACTGGGTAGCTATTGCTGTGCCGCACGATGCAGATACAGATTGGGCTGAAGCGTTAAGCGCAGCGTGGAGTTCAGCAGGATACATCCCTGACATTGAAGCGATTGTTATTTGCGTGCCGGTGACAGAATCAAGTGAATTGACCGATATTCAAGGTGGCTTGGTGGCGTATTTTTTACCCAATGGCCTGCGTGTGATTGCATTGACCTGCGCGTCAGGCATTGAAGTAGAAACGGAAAGCTGGAGCGAATACGTGACGCGCATTACAGCGATTCAAACTGGCGTTGCAGCCAATCGTGTACTGTTAGCGCCTCAAACCAACGGGAACAACCTGGGAGTATTAGCCGGGCGTTTGTCGCGTTCGGATGTGAGCGTGGCAGATTCACCGATGCGCGTTGCCACCGGCGCTGTGCTAGGCCTGGGCGATGCTCCAGTAGACAAAAATGGAGTGAAGCTGAAAATTGATACATTGATAGCGTTATCCACTGAAAGGATTTCAGTGCCGTTCAATTACGCAAATTTTGATGGCACGTATTGGAGCGATGGCAACATGCTGGATGTTGAAGACGGCGACTTCCAGGCGATTGAAAACATGCGCGTGATGGACAAGCTGGCGCGTCGCGTGCGCGTGCTCGCTATCGCACGTATTGCGAACCGTCAGCTGAACAGCACGCCGGTGAGCATCGCGTCCAACAAGCAGTATTTCATGCGCCCGGCAAGGGAAATGTCGAAAGGGTTCAATTTCGCCGGGCAAACCTTCCCCGGGGACATCATGCCGCCGTCCGACAACTCGATTGCCATCCAGTGGATAACGCAAACCCAGGTAGTCATCTGGATCACCGCACGGCCTTACAACAGCCCGAAAGACATCACGGTCAATCTTTCACTTGACCTGACCACCGTCAACTAATTTTTAAAGCAGAGGTTTTTATGGATCGGATTAGCGGCAGAGATTTCGACATTATGCTGGGTGACTACCTGGTGCATGTAGATACAGCAACACTGGATATTACCGACAACAGCGGCGTAGCGATGGATAACGGCGTGCCCAACGGCAGCGTGAGCGGTGATGTTTCTGCCGCTGGCGAGCTGGTGCTGGATTCCGCCAATCTGGCTGTGGTTCTTTCCGCAGCTGAATCGGCAGGCAGCTTCCAGGGCATGGATCTGTTTGACATGGTATTCATGGGCAAAACGCTGGATAACGAGCTGCGTATTGAAGCCTTTGGTTGTCGCTTGAAAATATCGAAGTTGCTCGATGTGGATAGCAAGGGTGGCTCTACGCACAAAACAACGCTGCCCTTCAACGTGACCGACCCATCGTTCGTCAAGATTAACGGCGTGCCGTACCTGCCAAATTCCGCGATCCAGAACCTAAAGTAAGGTTGACATCATGCGCGCCATCACGATTGAAGCATTAAAAGCCGCCCTTGCGCGAAAAGACTATCTCTTCCACGACCTAAGCGACCAGGGTGATTTCAACCTGAATCTGGTGGGTGTGCGCGCTGTTGATGTAAACACCAACACGTTTCACGACGTGATGGCTGTTTTTTTTGTGAACGGAAGCGCAGAAAACATTTTTATTTTTCCCATCACCACCGACCCCGGCACCTACTGGCGCGAGAACCCGGACAACGTGAATGGCACGGCCATCCTGGTGCCGGGGCAATACAAAGGTAGCTGGCAGCTGGGATTGCACAAGGGCTACGCAGCCCTGGTGCAGTGTAAGCCCATCACGGTGTACCGCGACAACAACCGCGATGCGGTGCTGGATATAGGCAGCAACGCAAAAACGGAAACCGGGCTGTTTGGTGTGAACATCCACCACGCATCCGACACAGGCACCAGCGTGCAGGTGGATAAGTGGAGCGCGGGATGCCAGGTGTTTGCCAATATCGATGATTTTAATTTGTTCATGGCGCTGTGCCGTAAGGCGGCTGCGCTGCATGGCAACGCCTTTACTTACACGCTGATTAACGAGGGAGACCTACAATGAACTGGGCAGACATCAAAGGCGACATCGCAAAAGCAGCGCCACTGCTGGGCACGCTGGTTGGCGGCCCCGCTGGTGGCACGGTGGGTGCCATGATCGCAAGTGTATTGGGAACGGCGAACCAACCGGATGCCGTGCAACAAGCGCTTGCAACAGACCCTGAAGCGGCAGTCAAACTGCGCGAGATCGAATCCAACCAGATTGTGCAGCTGCAACAGCTCGCCGTGCAACAAGCGCAGAATGATCTGGCCGCAGAGACACAGCGCATACAGGATGTGAACAACACCATGCAGGCCGAAGATAAATCAGACCATTGGCCAACCTACTCGTGGCGACCATTCATTGGCTTTGTGTTTGGTTCCAACCTGGCTGTGATGAGCTTGATTGCCATACTGACCTATGTCGCACAGCTATGCGGCGCACCCGGTGCAAGTTCTGCTGTTGCGTCACTGCCGCAGCTGGTTGGTGTTCTCGGCGCTGCTAATGGTGCCGCGTTGCCGATACTCGGCGTTGCATCGTATTTCAGGGGCAAGATGCAGGCCGATCAGAACGTGCAAACGGATAACCGGGGTTGATGATGGAAGGCGAAATGGCAGTGCTGTGGAAAGTTGTTTTTGCGCTCACGGACTTGATCCTGCTGATCGCAATTGCCTGGCTTGCCTGGGTTTTCAAGAAATGTTCCAGTAACGAAAGAGAACACATGGATTTTAAACTGCATGTGTCCGAAAACTATGCAAAAAAAGAACACATCGACAGCTCGATTGAGCGCATCGAAAAAAAGCTCGATGGATTATTCAAAGAATTGCACCGCAACCGTTTTGGTTCGGGCGATTCGTAACAGTTTTACCAACCGGCGGAGAAACCACCATGCAAATCAACAAATCAGTAATCGAAGTTACCATCACCGAAGACGATAGCAACGAACCCATAACACTGGTGTTCAACATGGACGACATGCTATTGAACGGCTACCTGAACAGCATTACGGCCCGCAACAAGATTGCGCCATCCAAAACACTGCTGCGCGCAGCGGTTGCCGACGAAAGCAAGCAGGAATTGAAAAGCCTGTTGCAAGGCAATGGCAGTGGCAAAAAATCGGCAGACATAGCGGGCAGGTTGATCGATACATTTGCCGACGGCATGGAAACCACTGGCCACAGCGACATAGACAGCAATGCAGACGAAGGCATGGAAACCTTTGCGGTGAATGTTGTTGGCGACATCGCGCTGAAATTTTCCCTGGATGAAAAGAGCCATACCGAATTCATCAATCGCATGGATGCCAGTAACAAGGTTCAGCCTTCCTACAACTTCCTGATTTCATCGGTGGTGCCGGGAGACAAGGATGCACTGAAGGCGCTGATGCAGAAGGCTGGTTGGGGCAAGCTGGCGGTTGAAATTGCCAGCGAACTGGTAGATGCGTTTAATCCGCAAGTGGAGATGACCGCAAAAAAGCGCAGCGCCACGCCGATGCCCTTGCAGGCAACGGATTCAGTCAGCTAGTTCTGCTGTGTGAAAAGTGGCGGCCTGGTAAGCCAGTGAACGCATACACAATGGGCGAAGCATTATTCCTTGAAAAGGACTATTGGGAAAAATTTTCGACCTCGGTTGCAAACGGTATCGGAATAGCATTCAAGGGTAAATGAGCGCGGAAAAACTTGAAAAATTGATGTTCAAGGTCGGGATACTGGATGAAGCCAGTGGCCCGGCCAGCCGCATTGCCGGAAAAATCGACAAGTTGATGCACACCGCCACGCGCGGTTCTGCGCAGATCGCGCTGGGCTTTGCGGGTATCGCTGGCGCGGGTTATGAGATCCGCGAGGCCTTTGAACCAGCCCTTGGCCAAATGGAGGCGCTGGCGAAAATACGCAGCCTGGGCGTAGCGGAAGATCAGCTGAAGGGATTGAGTGACGCATCCTTGAAGTTTGCTTCTGATTTTGGCACTTCTTCGGCTTCATTCGTTGCCAGCGCTTACGACATTCAAGGCGCTATAAAAGGATTGGTAGGCAACGAACTGGTAGATTTTACGCGCGCCGGTAATGTACTGGCAAAGGCCACGATCACCGACGCATCCCTGATCACCAATTATATGGGATCCATGTATGGAATTTTTAAAGACCAGGCCAATGAAATGGGCAAGGGAACCTGGGTAAACAAACTGGCTGGGCAAACAGCGTTGGCAGTACAGATGTTCCATACCACCGGTGCAGGAATTTCAGGCGCGTTTCGCAGCCTTGGTGGTGATGCCAAGAATATGGGGGTCAAGTTTGCAGAGCAGATGGCTGTGATTGGCCAGTTATCTGCGTCAATGGATAGCGAGACTGCCGCCAGCAGCTATCGGAATTTCCTGTTGCACGTAAACCAGGCACAAAGCGTGCTGAAGCTCAGCTTCAAGGATGCGCATGGAAACATGCTGCCGATTGTTGACATCCTGGACAAGATAAAGAAAAAGTACGGCAATCTGAATACGCTCGCTGGTGCTGGATTATTGACCAATGCCTTCGGTAAAAAAGGCGCGGCAGAAGTGGTTCAAAACCTGATCAATGACACAACGGGGCTGCGTAAAAACATCCAGGCGCTTGAAGATGTGGATGGGCTTGGCCCCGCGATGAAGATGGCGACGGCGACAACGGATGCCTACGACAAGCTGGCGGGCAGCTCTCAGGCGTTGAAAGTAGCATTCGGAATGAATCTGTTAAGCATCCTCGATCCGCTGATCAATAAACTGAGCGAGGGAGAACAATTGCTGATAAGGTACAACAAACTATTCCCAAATCTATCGCGAGTGGTGGGGATTTTCTCTCTCTTCGTTATGGGGAGTGTTGCTGCTGTTGCTTTGTTATCAATTGCGATTGGAATCGGAAAGATTTTATCTACTGGATGGGCGGCAGCACAAATGGCGGCTGGTGTCGCGATGACGTTTTTTTCTTTCATGCAGCGCGTTGGCCGCACCGAAATTGTGCTTTCAAATATCGCAATGTATGCAGGTCGCTTGATAATCGGCGGATACAGACTGGCAGTAATGGCCAGCGCAATAGCAACAAGCGCATGGTGCTCCATGCTTGGCGCTGCGCGAATTGCCATGATTATATTTAACGCATCGATATTTGCCAGCCCGCTGGGCTGGATACTGCTTGCAATTGTCGCAGTTGTTGCAGCAACAGCATTGCTTATCTACAACTGGAAAAGTGTGGTCGGATGGTTCAACAAGGCATGGGATGCCATAAAAAAATTCGGCGCATCAATATGGGATGCTATCGATGGGTGGAAGGGTTTGCTGGCCGCACTTTCGTTTGTATCACCGTTCGCGTGGCTGATAACCCATGTGCAGGAAGTGATTGATTTACTGAATCTGATCCCGGGTGTGAATATCCAGTTGCCCGGTACCGGGCTGGATAGCTCGGCACAAGATGCGCGCAATGCAATCAACAACGCTGCACCTGGCATCAACCAGGGCAAAACTTCCGCCATACCCGCCGGTGGGTTGGGTTCCTCAACTTCTAACAGCGTGCAAAACAACAAAAGCGGAACACACGTCGGCACGCTTAACATCAACACCAACCAAAAGGTGGATGAAAATAGCTTGAGCCACATGGTAGGGATGCTCTCATGAGTGGCGACACCGATTTACTGTTGGTCAATGACGATATCGTCTACGACGAAGTCGGCAACCCAAAGTACGTGTATGGCCGTGACTGCATCTTGCAGGACATCAAGAACATGATCCGCGACAAAGGCTACCTGCTGTTGCTGCTGGCGCAGCGCGACCAGGATGTGATTGATGGAGTGATGTCTAAAATTGAACAGGATGTGGAAGACGACCTGCGCATCACGCCCGGCACGGCAACTATGACGCAAGTTGACACTAATAATTTTTATCTCAATGCAATGACCGAGGAATACGGCCCGATTGCCATTGAACTGCAACCCACAGGTTGATTTATGGCAGACCAAACAGAACAGGACAAAATTTTCACCGACCTGGTATCCAGTGCCGGGATACCCACCACCGATGTGGAAGTGAAGGCTAAATGGGATGAACAGGTTGCTGAAAGCGAAGTCACTGTTGATAACAACAGCCCCTATTCGCCGTTCTGGAATTTTGTAAATGCGGTGATCACCACACCTGTGCTTTGGTTAGTGCAGCTGTTGATAACGACCATTCTGCCCAATCTGTTTTTGAAATATGCCGAAGATGCGATGCTGGACATCATTGCCTGGGCGTATGGTTTAACGCGAAAACTGGCATCAAAAACGCGCGGAAATTTAACTTTCACCCGTGCCGAAACAGTGGGAACACTGGACATTCCTGCGGGAACGATCATCCAGTCGCCGCCCATCAATGGCGTTATCTACCGCATGATCACACTGGCAGATGCTGTGTTTGCCGATGGGCAGGCCAGTATGAATGTGCTGTGCGAGGCGGAATTTGCCGGGCAGGATTACAACCTGGCCAATAATTATTACGCCATCCTCACGCAGCCAATCGATGGTGTGGACGGCGTGACCAACGGCAGCAGCTGGATTACCATTCCCGGCGCAGACGTTGAATCCAACGACGATTTGCGCTACCGGTGCAGAAATCAGTTCAATACGCTTTCCGCGTATCACATCGATGCGGCATACAAAGCGATTATTTCAACATTTCCCGGCGTGCTGGTGGAAAACATTTATTTCGAGCACGACGCGCCGCGCGGCCCCGGTACCGCGAATGCGTACATCCTGTTTGCGCAGGATGCGCCGGTGGATGACTACATTGCCGCCATCAATAATTTCATCACGGGGCAGAATTACCACGGACTGGGTGATGATTTGCAGGTGTACAACATGCCTGCAACGCCGGGCGACATCAGCATGACCTGGGTGCCTGTAACCGGACTGAGTGATGATGACATTACCGCACTGAACGCGCAGATTATTGACTTCATCCGCGCCGCTTTCCGCGAGAATGCCAGTTACACGCCAACGCTGACACACCCGAACGGCCGCTTTTCTTTTTCCGTGCTGACAAAAGAATTGCACGGCGAATTTGAAGGCATTTACAGTTTGAAATTTACCGCGCCGAGCGACGACATTACCACTGCGATGGCTGTTGCAACCATCGGAACGCTGACCGTTGCACCGGAAACTTAAACATCATGATTGAGTTGAAGCCAAAATTCTGGGTTAGCGGCACCGAGCTGACAAAAATAAAAAACCTGATGGCCGCATGGTGGGCGCAGGTGGAGGGCTGGATACGTTGGCCGATGACCCAGCTGGATGCAGAAACCGCGATGCTGGGTATCGTGGATTTAATGGCGTTTGAACGCAACATCGACCGTTTTACCACAGAGCCGGAATTGTTGTACCGCAGGCGCGTGAAATATGCATTCCAGAATGCCAAGGATGCCGGTAGCGCGGTTGGTTTTGTAAAAATATTTGATCGTCTTGGACTGGGCTACATCGAAGTGAGCGAACGTGTTGCCGGGCTGGATTGGGACATCATTGTGCTGAACATGAGCGATGCCACGCTGGCGGAAAATATTGATCTTCTGGATTTTATTGTGGGGCAATATGGCCGCACTTGTCGCCGCTATCAATATCAAACTCTGACACCGGTATCGCTTTACCGCTACACCACAGAGTTCAACAACGACTACCAAACTTTTGTATTGAGATGAAGGGTGATTTATGGGCGCACGCATTTTAACCGCTGGTAAAAGCTATCTGGCAGCCAAGCAAGCCGCACACGAAGACGCTGATATAAATACCTTCGTTTTTGCTTACATCGACGGCCTGGATACCAGCACCACGCCGCCGCTGGACGAGGTGCTGCCCGATAGTGGCGATATTGTTGACACCCAGGCAGTGACGCGAGATGGCTACGTGAACCCGAGCCAGGTGGTGTATTCGATATTGCTCGGCAGTAATATTGGTGACTACCAATTCAACTGGGTAGGGCTGAAGGCATCCGACGGAACCTTGTGTGCCGTGGCTTATGTTGAAACCGTGCAAAAGAAAAAATATATTCCGGCATCCGGGCAAATCGGCAACAACATCACACGCAACTTTTTGATGGATTACCCGGATATTGCAACGATTACCGACATCACCGTTGCAGCAGAAGCCTGGCAGATTGATTTTACCGGCAGGCTAAACGCATCCGACTTTGCGCAGCAGCGCAGCAACAAAACACTGACCGGCAGCGGCGCTGTTTTTCTTTCCAGCGCCTTGCTGTTATACAACAGCAGTGGATACAAGCTGACGGCTGGTGTTGCTATCATCAATGGCCTGCGCGCAGATATTGCGAGCGATATTGTGTGTGCCGGTGCGGGAGCGAACAAATCCGTGTGGGTGGATATGTACCGCACGGGCGATACCAGCGGTGTGACTGTGTTTGTTGATGCCGTGGTGGATGACAGCACAGCAACACACACTGATTACACGGATAGTTTTGGCGTTTACCACAGCGTTGTGCTGGTGGGAATGATTGATGGCATGGGTGCGATTACAGACAACCGAGCAACGGTTGGCGAGGTATTCAATGTTTCGCGCCTGTTAGATTTGCTGGCGTTCCGCACCGGTACCTATTCGGGCCTGCGCGCACAAGCCACAACCAAGGCAGACGTTGGTTTGAGCAGCCTTCCAAATGCAAAAAGTGATTCCATCACGCTCAATGATTCAAACACGCTGGGCACTTCAAAGGCGGTTACTGCGGCTGTAGCTGCTGCGCAAGCAAGCCTGACTGGGCATGAAGCAGACCACACAAATCCGCACGCCGTGACAAAATTACAAGTTGGATTGGGAACTTTGCCGAATGCGAAAAGCGATTCCATCACGCTGAATGACACAAACACGCTGGCGACATCAAAGGCGGTAAAACTGCTGAATGATGAAATAGGGCAAACTCAGGTTGGCATTAGTGCTGTGGTTTGGTACCCAAATCGGGCAATGATTCCTGCTAATTTTTTCCCTGCCGATGGTCAAGTTGCGAATCGCGCTGATTTTCCAATCGTGACGGCAAACCTTGCAAACTTGCCAGCCGTAAGCGATACAGATTGGGTGGGCACACCTGCCAATCGCGCGTCTTATTCCCTGGGCGATGGATCAACGACATTTCGTTTCCCGGATTACAACGGAACATATTCGGATGACATATCGCTGGTGCTGCGCGGTGACGGTGGAAATTCGGCGGCAGAAGGGAAAGTACAGCGTGATGCCATACAAAATATTACCGGAAGTCTAGTCGTTATCGGTGGTGGCAACATTGCCACTGGTGTATTTGCAGCTAATGGGCCAGCTCATCCGCAGATCGACTCATCGACAACCGGTAATAACGATTCGATTACGTTCGACGCTTCTCGTGTCGCAAGAACTGCAATAGAAACACGGATGAGCAACGTGGCTGGTGTTTTCTGCATCTGCGTCGGTGCTCATGCAGTGATACCGCCGTGATCTGCGTTGGGTGCATAACGGTATAGTTTATGGCATGGCAAGTTGCTGAATTAAATTTACCGGCCACTGCAAACACAGCGGGAGAGGCTGTGGGTGCAACAGTGAGCGCAGCTGGTGCCGATATTGCAGCAACGCAAGCGCGGATTGCATCACTCACCCCTACAACATTTACCGCAAACTCATTGGCGGCTGGTGCCGCCGCAGTGGTAGCAGCACGCGCCAGTTTTGACGCGCTGGTGAATGCTGCGGGCACCGTGGTGGTGGTACATCCGTTTATAGATAGCCTAAACGATGGCACGACAACATCACGCGCGCTGGCGTTCCCGAATGCCATCAAAGCCCTTGCATCAAAGTTCAGCGATCCACAAGAACCAAACCGGCCAGTTTTTTCCGGCACGATGGCTGCTTTGTGTTTTGCCGTGTCTGCTTCCAGCCCTAAAGGCTTCAGTGACGCGCTGCACACGTTTAACCAGGTGTTGCCATTCGTGGAATTTATGATGGTTGAAAGAAAAACGAATGCGCTCATTAATCTGGAAAAAGATAAGTGGATTCTGCGTTCACCGGCGGCAGAACCGCTGATGCTGTCGCGCGATTATCGCGGCATGGCCTTTGTGAATGACATTAACCAGGGAATCAGTGAAATGCTTGGGTTTGCTGAAGCATACAACCTTGAGAACACTAGCCCACTGGATGAGTTGTCCGCGCTGGCCGATGAAAAGGCAGCGCGTGCGACAGAATTGGCAGCTCAATTTTCAGCATTGCAAAGCCAATTCACCGGTGGCCCATGTTTGGGGTTGTACGTGACGGGCAGTAGTGCCGGGGAAATAAAAACTAATCTGTTGGCCGCCACTGGCGGCTATGGCTACGAAAAAGTATTTACGGCTGTAGCTATGTTCATAGCGCCAGTGGCAAGTGTTCAAATACTAAAGGAGCTGCTTGGATTATGAAGCTGGTGCTGAACAACAAGCGCGTGAATGGGTATGATTTATCGGTGATGGTGACGAAGGAAATCGCCGATGATGACTTGAGTGGCAATGGCAGCAGCACGGCCACGGCAGAAAACGGCGTTAAGCCAAAAACTTTTTTCTGCGGCATCAAAATAAGGTTCGACACGCCGAATTACCTGAAGCAAATCGACCAATTGAGCGAAGCGGTTGATGCGGGCGGTTTGCGCATTACCTACGATATTGCAAACGAAACAGCCAAGGCGATGAATGTTCGCCAAGTGCGGTTTGCTGAAACCTTGAGCGTGCGAAAAATTGAAGGCATCAATGCCTGGGATGTGTCTTTCACACTGAAGGAATACAAGAGCGTTGCTGAAAAAGTTGAATCCCGGCAACAGGATAAACCGGCTACTGGACAAACTGCGCAAGGCACATCAATTCCGCCAGATGGCCCAAACACCAGCGTCGAGAAGACCGTTATGAAAATAGAAACCTTCATCGGTGGGTATTTGTTTCCTAATGCAAAACCGACGAAATGAAGATTGAAAAGGTTCTGACGGTTGCCGGGAATCCATACTACATCGTGGATGACAACGTGCGGCTGAGTTTGTACACACCAGGAACCGCAGATTTTACCGTTGTGGTGCCGGTGAATTCTGATGGAAGTGCAGCGGACAGATTGTCCGGTATTGTCACCTTTGATCTAGGCCTAGCCACCAGCGCCAATGTGCATCGGTGTTTTTTTGGCGTGGTGGTCAACGCGATACAGTTAAACGACAACCAGCAATCCATCCTGTGCCGCGAAGTCACCGACATCCTAAGGGTTAGCATTCCGCTCAGTTTACGCCATTGCGCAATGGGCGACGTACTGGCCGCAATCAGTGATATGACCGGGCTTTCTTTTCGAGTGCCAGACAAGGATTATGCAAAAACAAAAGCGCCTTGTTTTTACAATCTATCCAGCGGCATTCACTCACTGGATATGCTGGGCGATGTGTTCGGCATACCGGATTACATTTGGGTTCAGCAATCCAATGGAGAAATATTTTGTGGCGCATGGTCTGATAGTTTTTTTGCCGACATTGATGAAACCAGCGCGTTGAAAATTCCAGAAGATTTATTTCACAGCCAACTGAGCAGCGGCAGTTTTAAAGTGGCGGCAATTCCTGGATTGCGGCCGGGCTTCAAGATCAATGACAACTTCATTACCGACATTCAGCTCACCGGAAACACAATGGCGATTACATGCGCGAAGCTATTAAACGCATCGTATTAAGATTGTTTCCCGAACTGTCGGGAGGCCTGCATTTACCGCGTTACGCCAAGGTGGTTGGTGTTGCTGACCTTGCGCAAACGGGAAATATTTGTGATTCGTTTCGCCCGCGATTCAGTGTCGATGTGGTCGCGCTCGATGCGAACGGTGACATCGACACAACCTTGCCACGATTCAATGCAATACAACTACCTGCCAGCGCAGCGGGAAATGAGCGCGGAAATTTCAGTTATCCGATACGCGGCGCAATTGTGGTGTTAAATTTTGCGTATGGTCGCCCGGACAAACCATTTATATCACTGGTGTTGCCGCAGGGCTTGACTCTGCCAGGCATGGATGAAGGCGATATGGTGCAGCAGCAGAATGATGCTGTAAAACAAGTGATCAAGGCTGGTGGTAGCATCAACCGCAGCACGGATCAGAAGATAGCTGATAAGGCAACAACCTACATGCTCGATGCCGTGGAGGAAATTAAAACGCTGCATCGCCAACTGACGACAATCAACGAACATTCAATCCTGAAAATAAAAGGCAACTGGGTGCGACGCATCCTGGGTGCCGGGCGTTTGCTGGTTGGCGGCACGCTGAATATCAGCGCGCTGGATAACCTTAGCCTTACAACCGGAAGCGACATGAATACCAATGTTGCGCGCAACAAAAAATCATCCACCAAGGGTGACGAAACAACATCTATCGGCGGCAACGAACAAAAAAACATTTCTGGCGCGCGCACGATTATAGTTACAGGTAACTCAGGTGACATGATTGGCGGAAATTACACGCAAACAATTTCAGGCGACAGGGCTGAATCCGTCACCGGCGCTAGCGGTGAGACCGTGGGTGGAAATAAAACAACAACAGTTACCGGAACAATGAACAGCACATCAACAGGCCCTGCAACGATGGCCAGCAGCGCCAGCGCAAGCATCTCTGCCCCCGCGATTGGAATTGGCAACGGCACCATCAATTTGATGGTTGAACTCAAAAACATGTGTTCCTCGATCATTGCAATAGCCAATGCCCTGCAAGTTCACACGCATAAATATTATCCGGGGCCCGGGGATCTCACTGATACATCGGCACCGGACAATGCCAGCACCTACGCAACTGAATCTGGCCACGCATCAACGGCCAAGGCCAATATCACCAGCATCACGCATTAGTGTAATGTCTCATGCCGCAGGATCCCTGCCAGCCGGGATCCCATGCAGCTGGCCATAACCATCACGATCCGCTCCAGGCTTTCTCCCTCAAAGATTCTCATCGCTGCCCGGTTGTAACAGGTTAGCGTCTCCTCGGCCATGCGTTCCAGTGTTGCGTCTGCCCAACAGGTCACTGCGTGGGCTATAAGCGCGTCATGCGCGTGGTTTTCTTCCGTCATCGCTCAAAGACCCCTGGTTTTTGGCAAAAAATTCACTCCTCCCCGCCTGCGGGACTCTCGCATTTTTTTCGCTTTGTGAAGGCTCCTAATGAAGCCGAATATTTGGAATATCCCTGAAATCAAGGTTGCTTTTTGCCGATTGTATCTGGTTTTTCCGGTTTCGCAAGCGCCAGAGAATTGCAATCTAGTGAATTGACACGCTCAACGCCAGAATCTATAACAGATTGATTTTTAAACAAAACGGTTTTTTTATTGGTCAACTGCCGCTAAAACAGAATCCAAAATTGATGTAAGCCGTGGCCGGTAAAGTGGCCGGTTTGCTGAGTATTTTGCGATTTCGTGCAGGTAATGCAGGGTATTGATTTAACTATAATTCAATATTTTCAGCATGTTTTTGTAAGGTGAAATATTTTTAGAGTAGCGTAGAGTAAATAAATGCGGGGCTTAAAATCCCTCGGTTGGAAACGACCGTGCCGGTTCAATTCCGGCCTCGGGCACCAGAAAAATCAATAAGTTATATAAATTCTCCCAACCCGCAAAAATCATAAAAATTTTTTCGTGTATGCGCCGTGTAGACAGTAAAAAAGCCACTACTCTGGCGGTCACTGGCTGTTCGCCCGGGATAGGGGCGTGTAGACAGCCGTGTAGACATTCGCGTGGTTTGAGATGCCGCTGTAAGCAAAATACTACAATAAATCCAATCGGCGGCATCGATATTTTCAGGTCGGTCTAATAGAATCATCCGGTCGCGGGAGGCGGGTATCAATGAGCGAATTAATGTTCGCGGCAAGTGCCATGCCCGTAATGAACAGACGCCGACGAGTATGATGGGTAAGAGGCCAGTGATATAAATGGATACAGAATTTAAAACTCTAGAAGTTTCACGAGAGGAGTCGTTTGGCTCTATAGAAGATTTATATAAAAATATTTTAACGGAACAAAAGTTAAAACTAAGGCTGCCAGCTAGTTTGCATAGTTCAGGTGCGCTTGGTCTGGAGGTGGCGGTCATTCAATTATTAGGCACTTGGTTGCGCACTGGTGCATATACAAAAATATTTCATAGTTATCAGGACGCCAACATAAATGACTTTAAAAAATTATGTGAGTCTATATACGGTCTTGCTGCACTTAGTCTGGCGGATGAAGTATGGAGCAAGTCAGGTGAAAAAGTTCCAAGAGGAATGGCTTTATCTAATGCGGCAGAAACTATTGAGAATTTACGCAATAAAAAATTTGAATATTCATTCAAGAGCCATTATTTTGGCGTCCCCTGCATTAAAAAACCAACATATGATCAAGAATTTAATGTGCCGATTTATAATGGCAATGAAGTCATAGAAAGTAACGCATTTTTCAGACAAATAAAACAAATCATTGATGCTAAAATTGGAACGCCGGGTAGAATTGAAAAGCTAGATGACATTGTAGATATTCAGGATTTATCCGAGTTGTTATGGGAGCTTTTCAAAAATACTCATGATCATGGGCGAGAAGCAGTCAATCATAGTGACCTATCATTAAACTTTAGAGGGCTGATTATTCAGCAACAAAATATTGATGATGAATATGTTGAAAGATGGTGTGGAAAAAGCCCCTCACAACATCAGATACAGCTTAGAAATAGTTGGCGTTTGCGTGGGCAAAAACATCAGGTTTTAGATTTGTCGGTGGTGGATTTTGGGGAGGGTTTCATAAAGCTGGCAAATGCCAAAGCCGGGTCTCCTGATACGAATGAAGGAAAAATTTGTACGGCACTAAAATGCTTTGAGGAAGGGTGGTCAAGATTCCCAAAGCGGAATAGAGGTTCGGGTTTAACGAAGGTTCTCCAAGGCATCCAAAAGTACAAAGGGTGGTTGAGAATAAGGACTGATAATATTTTAATTGAGAAATCTTTTTCTGAATCCAATGAACCAAAAATCACAAGGGATGATATAAGCGTGATGGAAAACTGTGTTGTTGGCACTGCAATTCACATCGCTCTTCCATTGAATCGGATAGGGTGGTGATGACTATGTTTTCATTTGAGTGCGAGTCCCATAAAAAAAATATCTTGATTTTCTTTCTTGGCCAATATGAAAAATCTATGCGGCCAAGTTTGGCGACTGATATTCAAAAGACTTATGATAATAATCTGACGCCAGATTATGTGATTTTTCTTTACCCGGAATATTTAGAGCAAGATATATTAAAACTTTCAGATGATGATGACAGTTTCAAAACAGATTTAACCCGTCAGAAGGGTGCATCAGTGCAATTGTGTACATTCAATAATCAAGGGAGGTTAAAGTTTGGACGGGTTATTGAGTCAAAAGAGAATCCACGGCCAGATTTTGATTTAGATGTTTTAGCTAGAGATTTGATAAGGTTCGGATATAAAAAGCTCATGGCAGGTCGTGAAAATGATGTAATCGTGAGATCGCCTTCAGGAACCATATTTGTTAAGCCATCAGGAAAGCCACTTGAAGAGTTTATTTATGCGTCACAGTTGGCACGCTGTAGTGCAGAAAACCAATTTTTGGCATTTTCATTATTGAGTCATGCGCCGGAGATTAAAAATATAGACTGCATTTATATTGATACTTCGAGCATATCCGCAATTGCAGAATCTTTGACCTATTATATATCTCGATTTGGAGGCCATAATTGTAAGGGGGTGAAATATACCAGCTTTAGTTCATATTCGGGATTAAGCAAGAACAGGCCTGATTCTCCTGAGGGTGCTTGGGTGGTAATATCAGCATCAGCCACGACTGATATGGGGCGTAAAATTGTAAACGAATGGAATGTTAAGCCGACACAGGTTGTGACTATTCTTTCATATAAAGATGTTCTGTCATGTGATGATAAAAATACAGGTAATGATGTTGTTTTTTCTGTTACGGGCTATTCAAAAAGACAAAATAATCCTTTTTCTCCAGTCAAGGTTCAGGTGAAGGGCGAGAGTTTCTCTGCTGAAATTTCTTTGCCATCTAAAGTGCTTCTGAAAAAAATCCATGCGCCGACCTATATTAAGGAATCTATCTTTGATTATTCTAAGAGTAATGTATTTCTTGTGAATAAAGAAAATAGACCATTATTTTTTGATTATGATGAGTTTCGCAATAGCCACATCAATAATCAAGAAGATGAAAAATATCTTTTATGGTTGAATCAAGTTATCAGATGGGTCATTCCAAATAATGTTAATGGGATAATTTGTGATAGTAAGAATGCAAAATCAAGATTTTTGACGGACGTAAAAAATGCAATAAGCAATAATGGTTTTGATTTGGGGGGTATAGTTGAATACAATTCTGAAGATTATGAGAGCTTTAAAAAAATAGGTGACAAGGCTGTCCTCGTGATTTCTACAGCTATTAGTTCGGGACATTCTTTTGTTGATGTTAATAGATCATTGAGGCTCGCTAGCCATAAGGGAATGCGAATTTTTATTGCGCCATTCGTCACTGCTCCATCAAGAGACATTCATGAGAAATTCGAGAAAAGCTTGTGTCAAGGTACCAATGGATTTAATTATGTCTTTAAGTGTTACAAAAAAGTGTTTATTGGGGAAAAATCTAATACTACTTGGGTGAGGGAGAAAGCACTGATTGCAAGCATGATAAGCAATGATTCTAGTGATTTTGATTATTGGGTTAAGAGAAAACAACATCTTGAAAATTCAGGTGATGGACTATCTCAAAAAATTGGTCTTCATTATTCGGATCAGGAGACAATTTTTTCGTTTTCGAATGATTTTGTATTTTGGCCGCAGGAATATGACCCATCAGTCGTAAAACGTGAATCTATCTATGCGACGATTGCGGCAATTTTTCAAAATTTGCGTGAAAACGAATTTGATGGGGTAACTTTGAAGTCGAATGTTTATAATCACGCTGTTCTCGACCCTGAGAACTTTGTTCGCTTTAATGAGCCGATTTTACAATCTTGCTTGTGGCGGGCGGCAAGCCCGCAAGAACTAGATTACAGAAGGTCTGATGAATTAAGTGGCGATATTCAGAGAATATTTTCAAAAATATTTCAGAGTGTCAATTTCACTGATGCAACCTCTACCAGAGGAGAGGTCGCACTAGATCTATTAATGGCGGTTGCACTGGATTGGATAAAGTTGTCTGAAGAGCCAAAACACAAACTAATAAATGATGCGGAAATATATTTGACTGCACCGCATGCCAAAGTTCTTGTTGCATATTTGAGAAATATGATGAAAAACGGGGTCAGCATATAGCCTACAAACTTAATTGGATTTTGCCGATATAAAGATTTTCTTGTGTGGCTTGCTAGGTCGTTGAACAGGTTCTACAGTACTTTCCTGAGGGAGCCGTAAATATCTGCTGGCATTACGATGGTGGCTCTTCGTTTGCACAGGGTGATTGCCTATCGCTGCTGTGCAATACGCTCAATTTTTTCCTTGATCGCCTCTGCAACAAAGGCATTCAGGTTCTTGCCATGCACAGCGAGAGCGGCCTGCCGGTGCAACTCCGGGCTGACGCGAACATTGAAAGAACCTTTGAACGGTTTGTCTGGTGCCTTGCCAAGTGCCTTGCAGTCCTTCAGGTATTCATCCACGGATTTTTTAAATTCCTTTTCCAATGTGGGCAGGGTAGCGGCCTCGAATGTCACCAGATCGCGAATGAAACCAATCTTGCCATACAGGGTGCCGTGTTCGACTTGGGGTTCAATTGTCCCGTAGTAGCCTTTGTATTCGAGATAGTCACTCATAAGTAACCCTCCTGTTTCAAACTGTTTCGTAAGTCGCGCAGCGCGCCGCCTTTCAGCTCGTTTGACGGGTGAGGGCGATGGAGCCGGATCATGTGGCCTGTCTGCGGGTGAAAGAAGCGCACCCGGGAACCGGCCATTTCGTGCTGCTTATAACCCAGCGAGGCCATAACGGCCTCGACATCGCGCCACGGGAAAGTAGTGATTTGCCCGGCGAGCTTGGCGAGGCGCTTGTCGTGTTTGTTCATGAGGTGTCAGTCTAGGTTCGTTTGCGGGGAATTGCAACTAAATGTAGTTGCAAGGGCGTCTTGTAATTTCTGCCGCCACAGAGAGCGCGGCTTTTCCCGGAATTTGGATGACCAGCTCCCGGGCGGGAGCGTGGTATCCCATGCAACCGTAGGCGAATCTGGCAGCCATTCTTCCCGGCCTTCACAAGTAAAAGGCTTGCCGGTAGCCCACGCCATGAAAACATGGAAGAAATCCGGTTTCTTGAACGTCATCTGGTAGCGATTGCAGCGGACAGGCAGGGCAGCAATTTTCTTGCGAACCTGTGCCAGCTTGTTCCCGATGGCTGCCAGTGCCTTTTGCCTTTCTTCCTTGGTCAGTAATTTTGATTGCCTGAATTTTTCGCCATGTCGTTGCGTAGTGTGGTCGTTAACCTCAGCGATCAACATTCCCATACTGTGAAGCGCCTTTTCTTCGATGGTGATCCAGTCCGGTGCCCGGGCGATCTCTGAAATCCCGTAGCGGTTGCCTTTGACATAGCCTTGGTTGTCATTGCCCTTGGCCTTGGACATATAACCGGCAGCTTTCGCCAT